ATACACTTGTGTGAGTTGTTGGCGTAGCCGTCTGCACAGGAACATCGCGGTGTGTCGTTTTCAACACACTTGTGTGAGTTGTTGGCACAGCCGTTGTTGTAGGAACATCGCGGTGTGTCGTTTTCAACACACTTGTGTGAGTTGTTGGCGCAGCCGTTGTCGCAGGAACATCGCGGTGTGTCGTTTTTGATACACTTGTGTGAGTTGTTGGCACAGCCGTTGTTGCAGGAACATCGTGGTGTGTCGTTTTTGATATACTTGTATGAGTTGTAGGTGCAGCAGCAGGAGCCATAGTCGTCTGAAAAGGAAGTGTCTGAACTTTTGTGTCTTTTTTCCTACAAAAAACATTTGTTTTTGAATTATTTTGTGCCCATAACCATTCCGCATTAAGGTGTATACCGAGACGCTCTGTTTCAAAAATCTGATAACTATTATTTTGGTAATTCATTCCAAAAGATTTTGACATTTCCCATACACTATCATCGTAGTCATACATATACCAGTTAACAGGAACTGCAGATGGAATAAACTCCATACATTTCCATTCCTGGTATTTTGTATAGTCTGCACCATTATTCATATCCATAATAAATCCATTTGCGAAACCAGAGAATTGTCCCCCCGTTCCATGAAAAGCGATTATTTTAGGAGTTTCAGTAGTTATCTCAGGAATAAAAATCTTTGTAGCATTCCATTCGTTTTCAAGATAACTTTCTATCACACCCGCCTGTTCAACAATTTTACCATCAACATATATTTTATAGTCTTCACACTCGCATGCAACGCGAATTGGGTATTTGATAGTGTTGGTGTTGGTATTGGCGATGGTGTTTTGTTTATTTATAAAGTCAACGGGTAACGACGTTGCAACATTTGGGCTACACAACACAAATAGCCCAATATATAATAACGATAGTAGTTTTAAAGTCATCGTGCTTACTATGATGCACAAGTTATTTATATATACTTAGTGGTATATATTATTTTGTTTTGTTTCTAAATCAATTATAAAATTGATTTATAAATATTTATAAGTATTTATAGGTATGTATATACAGATAAAATGCAGCATCAACAACAACAACACCCACAAGAAGTCTCCCATGTCAAAGAAGAACCCGACATAACAAAATACCAGCATCGCAACCTTATTAATTCAAAGTATCTATTCAAACGAAAAATAGGAAAAGGTTCATTTGGATGCATATATCAAGGACTGAATATCATAACACAAGAAAATGTCGCAATCAAATATGAAGCAACAACGTGTGCCCAACCGACACTTGTATGGGAGTCCAAAATATTGAATCATTTGTCAGGAATACCTGGTGTCGTAAAGTTGCGATATTTTGGAACAGAGTCAAATAAAAATATAATTGTCATGGATTTGTTTTCGCATACATTGGCAGAAGAAGTGAGAAAATTAAAAAAAACGGCGACTAGTGCAATATTTAATAGAAAATATGAAAATAGTTCTGAAAGCGGTTCTGAATGTGGTTCTGAAAGCGAAATAGAATTAGATGAACCAATTTATAAACACTATTTAAAAAATGTGTTAAAATATACCATAACGATAATTGAAGTCATTGAAAAAATACACGAAAGGAGTGTTATACATCGCGATATCAAACCGGAAAATTTTATGATAAGTCGGTTGGGGTTACAAGACCCACAAGACCATGAAGACCAGCAAGATCACGAAGACCAAGAAACGCCCAAAAAAGTAAATATTATTGATTTCGGATTGTCGCGAATCTATATAAAAGATGGCACACATATTCCAAATAAACAAAATTCGTCTATAGTGGGAACGATGCGTTATATAAGCACCCATATCCATGAAGGAAATGTATACTCCAGACGTGACGATATTATATCGATACTATACGTTATAATATATTTACTGAAAGGAAAGCTTCCATGGTGCGGTTTGAAAGTGGAATCCGGCGATAAAAGAACGAAAGCTGAAATAGTATACGAGGTGAAAAAAAGAACATCTATAACCGAGTTATGCGATGGATTGCCGGCTATATTTGAACGAATGTTAACATATGCATATAAAATAGGATATGATGAGAAACCGGATTATATTTATTTGAAACGACTTTGTAAACAAGAGTTGTCGGCAGACGACTAAATATATAAAAAATTATATTTATTGTAAAAACTTGCAATTATTCAATGCATGATAATAATTTTTTTTGATTCTTTCTTCGGGGTATGCATAATGACCGGCTAAACCTTGCTTTAGCATTAGTTCACTTCTACTATATCGTTTTTTTGTTTTATCTATAATATAATTCAAACCTAAAGTGTTCATATGTTTGTTATAATATATTTTTGAACTATATTTTATATATCCACGTGGATTACAATGATGCGCACCCATTTCATAATTCATTTCAGTTATTTTCTCCCTTAAAAAACAAAGTTTTTTACTTTCTTCATCTTTATCTACATATTTATTTATTTTCTGCAAATCTATATCTGTTAAATCTATTTTATTACTTTCTCCAATCATTTCAAGTCCTTTTATTTCTAGAATACTTGTTTCGTTTTTAATTTCATCTAACAACTCATCTTCTGTAACACAAAGAAATTCATCCATATCTATCATTATTATCCATCCATTTTTTATATTTTTCCAACAATTATTTTTTATTTTTAAATATAGATGGTCATTTATTTGATTGTTGCTACTCCATGAGATTACATTACAACCAAGTGATAATGCCAATTTAACAGAATTATCAGTTGATTGATTGTCATAAATAGTTATTTTACATGAAGGCAAATATTTTTTATAATGATTAATAGTATGAGGCAATAAATGGCTTTCATTAAAACATAAAATAAATATATTTATTTCCATAATTTATAATTGATTATAATATATTAAAGTATATTTTTGTTATAAGTTATATAAATAACTAAGATAAACTTTTCTGTCAATATAACTTAGTTATATTTTTTTTTTACCGATTATTGCGACTAGTATAAAAAATGTTATATATTATACAATAAGACCAACTAAATGGTGCGTGTAATATATATTTTATGAATATAATATTCATAAAAATATACTTAAAGCCATTCACAATATTATAGTATACTATCGTATATTATCGTAGTTTTTCTTATTTTCTTCGTCATGGGTTCTTCTGATACATCGGCTTCTGTTCGTCTTACCGGGCGCGTGAAGTGGTTCAATAATAAAACCGGTTTTGGGTTTATCACCATTGTGGGTGGAAATGAGCAATTTAAAGATGCAAGTGAGATTTTTGCACACCATTCTGCAATTAAGGTAAGTCAGGAGCAATACCGCTATTTGGTAGAGGGTGAATATGTAGAGTTTTCTGTTTCAGATACTGCTTCAGGAGACCATAAGTTTCAAGCCGCGGATGTTCGTGGTGTAAAGGGTGGAAAGTTGTTTTGCGAGACGCGTAATGAACAACGTGCAAATGGTCCGGCACAGGCACGCTCACATTCACATTCACATTCACAATCATCTGGTGGCGAGAGAGCGGTGCGTGACGGCGGAGTATCGAGTAGTGGTGGCCGCGGCCGAGGTAGCAGCGAAGGTCGCGGACGCGGACGCGGACGAGGTGGTCCCGGAGAGTGGATGTTGGTTCGCAAGGATGCATCCGAGTATAAGGGCAGCGGACGTGTTTATTCGAGTCGCCCCAGTGGAGAGCGACAACCACGCGAGGCATCTTTGTCTGAGTCATTTGTAGAGCGCACACCCCCTGCACCCACCACCAAACCTGCGTCGGCACCAGCTCCACCTTCTGGATCTGGATCCGAACCCAACGAAGTTCCTGCTACACCCCGTGCGGCATCTTCGCGCAAACCCAAGCAAAGCAAGCCTTCTAGCTAATGCATGCATTACTTAAATTAATTTGTTACGTTACACGCATGCGAACACATGCGAACATAGTAACAAATTAATTCTCAATTCATGATTCTTAATTCTTAATTCTTCATTTTTCTACGCCTTGTTTGAAATTTGCGAAGCAATTTTGCTCTACTCGACAACATCAACGTTGTTTTTCTTTTTGTAAGTGCGTATTTTTTACCATGAGTATTTATAAGTCTTGGTTTTTTCTTACAATCAAATAATCCTCGTTCAAGTCCCTTCTTTTCAAAAATAGAGTTTGAACATATTGCAATTGCTTTCGACTCACTTTCGGAAGAGGTGTTGCCGTTGCCGTTGCCATTGTGGTCGCCACTATCACTCTTTTTAACCTTTTTAATACATTTGCATAATTTTTCAGCCAGTATAGCTTCTGCTTTATTTTTTATAGTTTTAGACGAATCTTTTGGAGAAATGTTTATATCATAATAGTTTAATATTTTTATATAGTCATTTTGATTCAAGATGCCCATATATGTCGGTAATAATAATAAAAGCAATAACCGCAATAACCACAATATTAATATAACAAGTTATATTAAAATAAGATAAAATTATATTTTATTATAATATTTATATATTTATTATATGCCTAAATTTTTAAATAAATTATTCAATATAGAATCGAAACCCAAACCAAACTCAGAATCTAAAGACAAACACGAAATCGATTTAAAAACAAAAAATAAAAAGGTTGTTGTATTTGATTTAGATGAAACGTTGGGAAGTTTTGGGCAATTTGGATCATTCTGTATGTTATTAGACGAATATTACAACGACGATGATAAAGCATATGATATATTTAATGAGTTGCTTGATTTATATCCTGAATATCCACGCCCCTATATTTTAAACGTATTGCGATACCTTTTACAAAAAAAGAAGGATGGCAAATGCAAGGCGGTGATGATTTATACAAATAATCAAGGCGAACGTGCGTGGGTAGAACACATTAAAACTTATTTCGAGACAAAATTAAAATCGAAAATATTTGAACAAATTATATCGGCGTTTAAAGTAGATGGTAAAATAGTCGAAGTAAATCGCACAACACATGATAAAACTATCGACGATTTCTTCCGATGCACCAAACTTCCGAAAGACATAGAAATATGTTTTGTAGATGATTTATTTCACCCTCGCATGGAAGATGATAACGTATATTATATTCACGTAAAGGGATACAAACATTACTTGCCGTCTTCTGTTATTATTAAACGATTTTTAAACTCAAAATTAGCAAAAGATATGAAAGATAACCAGGTCGAAAGAGAGAAGTTTACTAGTTATATGATGAGTCGACTGAATTATAATATAACGGAAAAAGACAAAGACGACCAAGAAATGGATGTGATTATAAGTAAAAAAATGTTGGAACATATGAAAGGCTTTTTCAAGGAGGATAAAGATGATAAAGATAAAGATATGAATATGGGCGACGATAGTCCTACACATACTAAAAAAAATATGAAGTCAAAATCGTTTAAAAAAAACCAAAATCGTAAAAATCGAACGATGAAAAAAATTTAATATTATAATAATAAGTAAGTTTAGTGTTTAGCGTTTAGGGTTTAGCGTCTACAGCCGACGCACCAACAACTGCATTCATCATGGTCTGTCTCATTTCAAGATAGCGAACATGTTTTTTTGTCTTTTTATGCGGGATCATATTAAACAACTGAACCACGCATCCGCATTCACAGGTGATCTTTGTCTTGGCCTTTTCGAGAATTTCTTCTCTGCGTTTCATGTAGTAACTTTTGTTGTAATCTTTGATCGCGGCTCCCTTTTCGCGGTTATAATTCTTCTGATATTCTAGTTTTTCTTCGCGATGTTTATAATAATATTCGTCGGTTTTGTTGCGAACAGGTTTCGCGCAGGGAGGATCTTCGATCGAATCCAAAGACCGCGACTTTGAAATGTCGATTTTTTCAAGTTTTTTAATCGAGCGACATTTAGTATGTATTTCATTTTTTGGCGGATCTATTTCTATAGTATCAACGTGCGTCGTTGTAGTGGTTGTCATCGTCGCCGTCGTGTCATTGTTGTTGTTGTCGTGAAGAACAGGCATTTTTATTATTTGATACGCGTTGATAGTTTTGAAGGCTTTTAGATCTGTATATACCATTTTAATG